GAGTGCCAAATAGAGGGCGAAAACGGAAACGGATTTGTCCCCGGACAAATCAACCAGCCGATAGACGTTTTCCCCTACTACGAAAGCGTCGAGAACATCACGGAGAGCGCAGGCGGCGCAGACAGGGAAAGCGACGCGGCGTTCTATGAGCGTATGCGGGAGAGCGTAGAAACCTATTCCACGGCGGGACCGCTGGGCGGGTATGAGTATTTCGCAAAATCCGCGTCGGCGCTGATCGCAGACGTGAAAGCAACGTCCCCGAAGCCGGGAGAAGTAGACGTGCGCGTTCTGCTGACGGGCGGCGAACTGCCGGGGGAAGAAATCTTGAAAGAGGTTTTGGACATTCTGAACGCCGACACGGTGCGCCCGCTGACGGACCATGTGACCGTCGCCGCGCCGCAGGCCGTCCCGTACAACATCGACGTGACCTACTACACGCAGGAGGGCGGCGCATTGAGCGCCGACAACATCGCGGCGGACGTTGCCGCGGCGGTGAAGTCTTTCCAGAAGTGGCAGGCCGAAAAGATGGGACGGGACGTGAACCCCTCCCAGCTTATCGCCTTGTTGATGCAAACGGGCGTGAAGCGTGTTGAAGTCCGTTCCCCCGTCTTTGCGGCTGTGGCAGACAACGCAGTTGCACAAGTCGGCACGGTTTCCGTCGTGAACGGAGGTGCGGAACGTGAATAACGAAGACTTCTATTCGGCAGACTTCACGAATTCGCTTCCGCCTGCGCTGAAAAACGACCCTGACATGATGGCACTTGCACAGACCATTTCAGCGCAGTTGCAGACGACCGCGGCGGAAGTCCGAAAGAACATCATTTACGCCCGTATCGACGAACTGGACGAAGCGACGTTGGACGTGCTGGCTTACGACCTGCACGTTGACTGGTACGACTATTCCTATCCTATCGAGGTAAAGCGCCGGACCATTCGGGACAGCATACAGGTCCACCGCAGATTGGGAACGAAGTATGCCGTTGAAAAGGCGTTGGGGGCTGTGTACCCCGGAACGAAAGTGGAAGAGTGGTTCGAGTACGGCGGCGACCCGTATAAATTCCGCGTCGTCATCGGCGCAACGGAAGCGGGCATCACCGCAGACCGTCAAGCGGCGGTCCTCGACCGTGTGCGTTTTTATAAAAACCTGCGGTCCCACCTTGAAGCAATCAGTTACCAAATCGAAAAGCGAACGGCGGTCAAGGTTGCCGCCGTCCACGCTATCGGGCAACGCGTCGAAGTCTACCCATACTTGGCGCGAAATATGGAATCGCACGGCGGGTTCTACTGCGGCGGCTATACGCAGTACGGGCGGAAACTTGCAGTATTCCCAAATAAATAACGAACGGAGGGTGAAGAAATGGAAGATAAAACGTATGGAACCCTTGTGACCGACTGCGGAATACAACTGATTGCGGCGGCGGTCATGGAGGGAAAGAAAATCAATATTACGGACCTTGCTGTGGGTGACGGCGGCGGAAGCTACTACAAGCCGAATTCTACCATGACCGCATTAAAGGGCGAAAAGTGGCGTGGAAAAGTAAACCGCGTAGAGATCAACGAGAAATCCCCAAACATGATTGACGTAGTAGCGGTGATTCCGTCCGATGTTGGCGGGTGGACAATCCGCGAAATGGGCGTTCTGGACGAAACAGAAACCCTTATCGCGGTTTGCAATACCCCTGACACGGAAAAAGTCATCATTTCAAGCGGAGCGGCGGGCGAAATCGAATTGACGATGCACATTGAGATTTCCAACGCGGACGCTATCTCTTTTATCATCGACCCGAACGTAGTAACGGCAACAAAAAAAGACATTGAAGACCACGACGCATCGAAGACGGCACACGCCGCAGAGTTTGAGAAAAAAGCAGACGTTACCGACCTAAACGCACACGCGAATAATACGGATATTCATGTAAACCCGTCTACGATGGGAAATTACGACACGGCAATTTCGGGGCTGATTGAACATAAGGAAGATACGAAAATTCATGTGACGGCGGAAGAAAAAGCATCGTGGACGGAGGGTGCAGAGCAGGCGGCGGCGGACGCGAACAGAGTAACCGAAGCGCTTAACGCCATTGCAGGAATTGAAAGCCGCGTTTCTCGCGTGGAAGACGGCCTGTTCAACAACATCACCGGGAACCCGTTTCTTGCGTCCTTTGATTCCCTCGACGGCATCACGCTTGTTAAGGGTATCTGGAACGAAGAAAGAAAGCGCATCGAATGTTGACGGAATATGCCTGCCCGCGGCGGGAACTGTCCTGCATCGTCGGAAACCTGTTCGTCGAACTGGAACCACCCTGCGACCATTGCGCCGCCGGGGACAGCCTGACGATATGCGGAACGACATACGCCGGGACACGGGCAACGCTGACCGTCACCGAATACGGATTTACATTTGACGGACCGCCGGAGGAAGTCGAACAAATCCGGGAAAGGCGGTGTCTAAAATAGACCAGCGACAAACTGAACAAAAGCCCACACAAGAATTTGCAATCATCACGAAAGCGAAAGATTTAGTCAAGCACACGTTTATGATGACAAGCGAACGGAGATTTCCGAAGAAATACCGTTTTACCATCGTAAACCGCTTGCATGATTTGACGCTTGATATTTTTCAACACATACAGGAAGCGAACGAACTTGACCTTACAGACCCGCAGGAATACCGCGAACGGCGCTACGAACAGAAAAAGGCGCTGACAGAGTGCAAGACGGTTCTTTTCCTGATCGAACTTTCCTTTGAAAAGGAACTTATCTCTTCCGAACAATGCGCGGAATGGACCCGGCACGTTATGAACGTGAAGAACATGACGGCAAAGTGGAGGAAGCAGGATAGAGAGCGGTTCGCCGCACTACAACAGAATAGAGGAATCACGCCGCGGCGGTAACGCCCGGCGTTTTTCTTGGGGTGCGGCTTGTAGCGTCCAACTCTTACAACGTCCGCAACGTCAATTCCTCTGGCGCGATGAACTGGAACAACGCTTACAACGGCAACAACGGCGTTCGCCCGCTTTGGTGGAAACCGCGATTGAGTAGGCCGAAAGGCTGAAAACAGAGGACCACTATCAAAGGAAGCCGCATCCCTCCGCTGTGGTGACAGCACGACGGTAAATACAAGATTGGTGAAGCAAGGTCCACGGAAACCAGCTTCCGCCCGCCGCGGACGCGCGGCGCGGTCCGATGATGACGCGTTGCGTGCGGCGGGAGCCGCAGACGCGCAAGGCCGATTCTATACACGGCAAGGAGTTTTTTATATGCAAGGCGCAGAATTCGAGCAGGTATATGATTTCGGGAACCTATACGCGGGGTTCCTGAAAGCACGCAGGGGCAAGCGACACAAACCCAGCGTTGCAAAATTTGAAGCAAATCTTCTTGAAGCCCTATGCCTACTTTCGGAAATGCTGAAAACCAAAACATACCGACCGTCAGATTATTTCGTTTTCAAGGTCTATGAACCGAAAGAACGAATCGTTATGACGAACGCATTCAAAGACAAGGTGGTTCAACATTCCCTATGCGACAACATACTTGAACCCGCGTTTTCAAAAGCCTTTATCCGGGACAACTACGCATCGCAGAGCGGGCGCGGAACACATGACGGGTTATACCGCCTTGAAGAATTCATGCGGTCCTACTACTTCACACGCAAGGCGAACGCCGAGCGGGAGCGGCGGGCCGCGGGATTGCCGCCGCCCGGCCCGGAGGAAGTGCGGCACTATTCGGACGGCTGGGTTTTGAAATGCGACATATCGAAGTATTTCTATTCAATCCAGCATGAACCGTTAAAGCAGATGACGCGGAAGTACATCAAAGACCCGGATATTCTGTGGTTAGTTGACCTTATCGTTGACAGCACGGAAAATCCGGGAATTCCTATCGGCAACCAGACTTCACAATGGTTCGCCGTCATGTATCTTTCGGGCATGGACCATTTCATAAAAGAAAAGCTGGGTATTCGCTATTATGGGCGGTACATGGACGATTTCTATTTGATACATGAGGACAAGGAATATTTGCAATACTGCCGGGGCGAGATCGAACAATACGTTGCCCGGCTGGGCCTGCGGATGAACAAGAAAACAAATATTTTCCCGTTGCGGAACGGTATTGATTTCTTGGGCTTCCACACCTACTTGACCGAATCGGGCAAAATCATTCGCAAAGTCCGGCGGTCAAGCAAATGTAACGCACAACGCAAATTGAAGAAACAGCGCGGTCTACTGGACCGGGAGAAAATCAGCCTTTCAGACATTGAACAGTCATACGGAAGTTGGCGGAGCCACGCCGTAAAGGGAAACTGCTATCACCTGATACAGAAAACCGACAGTCTGTTCCAAAATCTATTCAAGGAGAGTGAAAAACAATGGCCCAAAGTTTGAATGCGCTTGCCGTCGGTGCGCTTGTCAAAGATACAGGCACGCTTTACAACGGTAAGCCGATCATTTGGAAAATCGCCGACAAGGGACACACGGGCTACCCGTCCGGCGCTGTGACCCTGATTACGGAGCGCATTATTTCCCTGAAATGCTTTGACGCTATCGAATCCGGCAACAGCGACGGCAACCGCCGCAGTTACGGCAATAACCGTTGGACCCTTTCCAACGTGCGGCAATGGCTGAACAGTCAGGCCGCCGCCGGGAAGTGGTACAGCGCCCAGCACGGCGCGGACGCGCCACCGACGAATGCGAACGTATGGAGCAACTACAACGAATACGACGCGGAAGCGGGCTTTCTTGCGGGCTTCTCCGCGAACTTCATTGCGGCTCTGCTGACTACGACCCACGCCGTAGGCAAGGCGACCGTAGACGGCGGCGGTACGGAGAGTTGCGCCGACAAAATCTTCCTTGCGACCTGTACGGAAGTCGGCTTGTCCGGTGACGTGACCGCAGGAAGCAAGCTGGCCTTGTTCAGCGACAACAATTCCCGTCTTGCCTACCCAACGGCGGAAGCCGTGAGCAAGAGCGAATACACGGACGGAAATTTCAACGTAAATTCGCCGTGGTATTGGTGGCTTGCCGACGCTTACGCGTCCTACTCTTGCAACGTCCGCATCGTCAATTCCTCTGGCGCGATGGACTGGAACAGCGCTTACAACGGCATCAACGGCGTTCGCCCGCTTTGTAATTTGTCCTCTGGAATCTTGGTATCTAATAGCCCGGATTCCGACGGAGCATACACGATCATTTGGAACCGCGCCCCCTCGAAGCCCTCTTCCATCACGGTTCCGTCCAGCGTGCGCGGCGGCGAAAGCCTGTCTATCAGTTGGGGGGCTTCCACGGACGAAGACGGCAATCTTTCCGGCTATATCCTCGAACGGCAGGTCAACGGCGGCGCATGGGCGCAGGTATACAAGGGCATCAACCGCAGTTACACAGACGCAATCACGTTCGGCTGGACCTCTGTTGCGTACCGCGTCAAGGCGTATGACAGCGCGGGCGCGGAAAGCGCCTACAACACCAGCGCGACCCGGACGGTGGTAAACAACCATGCGCCCGTTATCAGCGGCACAGATTCCAACTTGGGAACGAAGACCGCCGCGTTCGCGCAGAGTTACAGCGTAACGGACGAAGACAGCGGGCAAACCTTGACCGTGACGGAGTACATCGACGGCACGCAGAAGCGTTCCTACACCGCAACGAGCGGACAGACCTATTCGTTCAACATCACCGCCGCAGAGTGGGTGAAGCTGTTGAACGGGTCCCATACGCTGAAAATCGTTGCGGCGGACAACTACGGCGGAAGCGCGACCCGGACGTATACGTTCACGAAAAATGAAACAGAAATCGAACTTACGCTTGCTACCCCGCTTACTGCCGACGATATGGTGACAAAGGGTATCATGTCTGTCGTGCGTCAAATTCCAGCAGGTGCAAAATTCACCGTGGAAGTCTGCAACAACGGCAACGACGCTTCCCCGACATGGGAGGACGTGACGCAGAACGTCGTAAGCGGAAGTAAGTTCTTCCTTTCCAACACCACCAAAACGGCGAGCGCTTGGGGCTACAATTTCCGCATCAAGGTAAAGCGCGGAACGGCAACGGGCGATTGCTTCATTACGTCTGCGGGAGGTAACTTTGAATGAGCATTCAGCACAGAGAAGACAGCATTCGTGATATGAAGTTGGAGCGGCTGGGCGTGACCCCGCCGCAGGACTGGAACGACGTTGAGCAGGTCCGCACGGCGAAGAAAGCCGAAATCGGCCTTGCGTGTTCCGAGGCTATCTATGCCGGAATCGACGTGGGCGGCGCACATTACAGCCTGACCGAACACGACCAAACCGAACTTATGGCGCAGTTCCAGACGGTCAAGGAGGGTGCAAAGGAAGTTCCGTACCACGCCGACGGCGAACTTTGTCGTATGTATACCGCGGAGGAATTCACCGCGCTTACACAGGCCGCGACCGCCCACGTCTTCTATCACCGCACTTACTGCAACCACCTGAACGCGTGGATTAAACGGGCCGGGCTTGATGAAATCCCGGCTATCGTGTACGGCGCGGACCTGCCCGCCGACCTTGCGGCAAGCATGGCGGCGCTGATTGAGAAAGCAGGTGGCGACGCGTGAAACGTATCTTGACGATTTGGGCCACGCTGGGCGCGGCTTACGTCGTATTTGAAACGCTTTTCCGCGGGTACTCCCACCCGTCTATGTTCGTTGTAGGCGGGCTGTGCGGGGTTCTGGTTGGCACTATCAATCAGGCCCCGCGCTTTTATCGCGCCCCGGTCATCGTGCAATCGGTCATCGGGGCCGTTATCGTGCTTGCGGTAGAGTTTGTTTCCGGGTGTGTACTGAACCTGTGGTTAGGGCTGGGCGTTTGGGATTACAGCAATCAGCCGGGAAACGTGCTGGGCCAAATCTGCCCGGCGTTCGGCCTGCTGTGGTTCTTCATTATGCCGCTTGCTATTTGGGCGGAGGACACAACGCGTTATTTGATTTGGGCGTATGACTGCGCGGTTTATCACTCGCAGGAAGCGCCGCCCACAATCGCCCCGTATTCGCTGAAAAGCGTTTACGGGGACTTCATTTGCGGGAGGTAACAGAATGACAATCAGAGAGATAGCAAGCGGCGGAGGAATTGCCTTTGTGGTTCTGACGCTGGTTCAAATCGCCCCCGTGAAGTTGAACCCGTGGACGTGGCTTGCGCGTGCCATTGGGCGGGCAATCAACGGCGACGTTCTGCGGAAGCTGGACGAAACCCGTAAAATCCTTGACGACCATATCAAAACGGACGACGCGCGGAACGCTGATTTTCACCGTTCAAAAATCCTGCGATTCAACAACGAACTGTTGCGGGATATTCCGCACACGCAGGAAGACTTCATCGAGATTTTGCACGAAATCGACCTTTACGAAAAATACTGCGACACACACCCGGAATATGAAAACAACCGCGCCACACACGCGGTTGCAAACATCAAGCGGGTGTATGACGAACGGTTGGTAAAGCACGATTTTCTATGAGAAAGGTGGCGCGGC